TCCATTTGCTCCGCGATAACGCCCGCTAATTGGGTCGTAGTTCCATTCGGCATCAAAGCGAACAATGGAAGCGGAGAATTCCGAAAGCGGATTAAGAGGGTTGGACATCCTCGGCCTCCAGAATGTCCTTAAACCGTTCCGGCGCTTCTTGTTTCCATTGATTCAATGCGGCGTCAATATCTTCTTCCGAAATCAACGAAGCCTCGTCCACATCTCCCAGCACTAGGCCGCTGGTTTTTAATGGGTCAATAGCATCCACTTTGCTGCTGACCATCTTCGCCGGGCCACGGCGCTCTGGATCAGGATCAGCTTTGCGCTTGCGAGCAACAATGGTTTGCCGCTCTTCTTTGCTCATGGCTTGAGCCTTGGCCTTAGGCAGGCACTTTGGCTTGCCCTCTTTTTCTTCACGTCCGCCGCATGGCCCCATGATTTCGCCATTGGCGCCAATCCTCACCCACTCTTCTTTGAACCATTGCTCAAGATCATCGGCATGAATTTCACCTTCGTCTCCTTTGAAAGCACCGCTCAATGAACCGTGCTTCTTCTTAAACATTTGCTTATATTGCTGCACCACATAGCCGCTGGCGTAAGCTGAAGGCCATACTTTGAACTTCGCCTTGGCTGCGCTAACAGCGCGAGAATGCAGCTCCTTGTCAGTAAATTCCACGTCGCCACGCACTTTCTTAAGATCACGGGGCAGGAACAAACCAGCCGAATCTTCCACTTCCCGGCTGCCATCCATCGGCAACGTGCCATTCTCTTCGTTCATTGGATCGCGACCACCAGGCGGTACAGCAAAACCACCCCGTCCTTGAGTGGAACCACCCCCACCTTGAGCAGGAAGTTCGCGAATGACAGTTGGATCGAGCGTAAGCTCCATGCTCCACTCAGAACCGCCGTAACGGGCGTCCGCCACTTCCTTCGGACTCAATACGCCAAGCTGGATGTAGCGGCCATCCACAGCCGCCACACGCGCCCGCACGTCCGCCATTTCCCGTTCGTTCAGCTCAAACAATGGGTTGAAGGAGATGCGCCAAGATTCAGGCAGCTTTCCATTCGTTGGCCCCTCTTTGCTCAGCATGATGTATTCCATCAGCTTCTTAATAGGCCGTTTGAAATGGACGCTCTGATAGTCAGCAAGCGTCTTGGCAAAATCACGCTCCTCACTGCGGCCAGTCGAACCCAGTCCGCTCGGGCTTTCGCCAAACAGCACGGTATGAGGAATTTTGCTGGCGCCAATAATGTCCACGCGCAGTTTCTCCAACACTTCCCCAATGCCGCCAAAATTGCGGCTAATAAATTCAAGCTCTTCTTTTTCTGCATCAATCGCATAACCGCGATAGATGCTCTTGCTCATATCATTCACTTGCAGCCTATCCCTAACAGCGCCTTCCTTTCCGGCTGCCAGCATCGCCGCAAGCCCCTTCACTTTATGCACAAAAATGTCAAACTCAGTGAGCAACGTAGCCGCTGAATTCAAACCCGTCCAATAATGCCGGAAGCTGTCATAAACAGTTTGAAGGCTGCTCATGCCCCAGCCATAATTCCGTTGCCTAATGCGGTAGGGCAGCCAATCCCCATCAAAACGCAAAATCCTATCTCTATGGATGTAGGACAAAGTGGGCTCGTTAATTAAATCGCCAGAAATAATTTGATAGTACGTTGCCTTGGAATAGTCGTATAGATTTTCTTCAGTGATGACTGGTGCAATTTGCCAACGGTCTAAACATTCAATTTCTTCGATGCGACGAATGTTACGTTTATCCACTGGCATATAGGCCGGACGGCCATCATCAATAAACAGCAGCAAACAGGCCCCGCCATAAAGGCGAGAGTTCTTTGCCGCCAAATTTAAATATTCCAGGATATATAAATCTTCAATTACTTGCTCAATGCCTTGCACTTCTTCGGCTCTAACGCCATCTCCGCCAAACAATACCTTGAAGCCTTTCCGAGTGGCTTGGTCAGCATAAATGTCAACAATGCGACGAGGCAACCATTCACCATATAAATTCTCCAGCTCCTCTTGCGCTAGGAAAATTGTAGCCGTGGTCTTGGTGTACTGGCCCTTATCGCGACTAGTGCCCATGCCGATGAGCACGTTTTGCAGGCCGTCAGCACGCAGTCCGCCTTCGGAAGCGTGCCCCAAATCAACCATTTCGTTATCCATTGATTTTCTTAAGGCCATCATGTATTGCTTTCATTCTAAAAGCTGGCTACATTGGCCTGGTTGCTATGGCCAGTATGGCTAGCCCTCTGCAATTTGCCTTCAGCGACGAGCAGCGAAAGGCTGTCTACGCCGAAGCTCACCGCCGTCAAGCCGTCAATTCCGCACTAGGTCTTAAGGGCCGGAATAATGGCCCAACCTCAGGCAGTGAAGCCCTTCGTCTCCATCTCATTGGAGCGGCGGGAGAGATGGCCGTCGCCGCCCTGCTCGATATGGAACACTTTCTCTACCAGGAAACCACGGCCAAACGAGGCTCCGCAGACCTCCCTCCCAATATTGATGTTAAAACTCGCGCTCGCCACTACTATGATTTAGTGGTGCAATTAGACGAAAAGCCTGGGAAAATATTTGTTCTCGTGACCATTGAAAATCGAAAAACTCTCGTGCATGGCTGGATAAAAAGTGAAGATGCCATGAAAGATCAATGGAAAAAAGAGCACGTTAAAGGCCGCCCGGCCTTCTTCGTCCCCAAGCACTATTTACAGCCTCTTTCGTCATTATTGTAATGCTTCGCTGTTCAGACTTCGCCAAACACGCTCTTCATTTAGAGCTTTTCCATAAACAGGCTGAAATTCTTGATGAATTCTTTCAGCCCGGCAAGTCGCATGCAGTGTGGGCTCTCGGGCGACGCTCAGGCAAGACGCTCATGGCAGCCATTGCCTGCATCTATATGTGTTTCGTCCTAGAAGAACAATATCGTCGTAAAGTAAGAAAAGGAGAACGCTGGTACGTTGTAACTGTTGCAAACAGTCAAGATCAGGCTCGTATTGCCCTAAACAACATCCGGCAGCTCATCATCGAAAGTCCCTTCGCTCAGGAGATTGTTCGTGAAACTGCCGACATCATTGAAATTAGTAACCACTGCGTTTTTAAAGCTATACCAACTTCCGGGCGTGCTGCTCGTGGTCTCGCTTGCGCCGGTGCTGTTTTTGATGAACTTGCATTCGCCACAGAAGGCGATGCTAACTCCGGCGGACGTGGCATTTATGACGCTCTTTCTCCTTCTATCGCTCAGTTTGGCGGTCATGGGCGCATCCTAGAACTCTCCTCCCCATGGCTGACTGACGGCATCTTCTATCAGCATTTCAAAGAAGCAGCGTCTGGCCGCTTCCCTTTCATGCAGGCCGTAAACCTCCCAACGTGGGAGATGAACCCTCGCATTTCGCAAGAGTTTCTTGACACAGAGAGGCAGCGCGACCCCGAAAAATTTAAAGTGGAATATGGCGCTCAATTCGCCAGTAATCTTTCCGCTCTTGTTGCTAGTGATGTTGTTGACGCCTGCATTGATGACCGTCGAGCGGCTCTACCACCCAGAGCCCAATTCCAAGGTGCTTATGTCTTGGCCTTGGACCCTGCCCGAGGTGGGGTTGGCCGTGATGATTACACTGCTTGTATTGTTCATTTTGAAAACGGCACGTTAGTCGTTGATAAATTCCATTCCTTTGCTGCTGATTTTGAAATCAATGGAAGAATGGAAGTGAATATCAATGCAGTGGAAGATTGGATAAAAGAACAGCATCGCCTATACGTTTTCGACACGATTGTGATGGACCAGTTCAACAGTGCTGGCACCATTCAAACCTTGGCAGGCGATCTGCCCATCACTGAACTCACTTGGACCGTTAGCTCCAAGATGAAGGCTTTCAGCAAAATGCGAGAGCTGTTCAATGCAGGGCAGATTAATTTATACCGTCACGAAAAGGCCGTCATGCAAATCAAAAATCTTACTGTCACTTACAAGCCCAGTGGGCAATGGACGGTTACTGGCGGCAAGGCCACTGGCATTGACGACTTAGCGTTTGCCATGGCTGGTGCAATCTTGGCCGCATCTAAAGATGATGACATTGGGTGGATCGAAAGTTTAATCTCCTAGTATGATTTTCAAACAATAGTTCTTTATTGGCGTGACTTATTGCAAATTAACTATGCAAGAAACGCAGTTTTTAATTGCGCTCCTTGAAAATGGCACCACTAGCAAGCAAACTTCCTTGCAGCTTTTAGCGGCCGAACATCTTTATATTCCCGTGCTATTGCCCAAGCTTAAGGACTATGCCAAGCGCTTGGGGCAAATTGAAGCGCTGGAGCAATGCCTCGACGAGGAAGGCACGTTTGACGACTATTGCCGGGCCCACCCCGACAGCCAAGAATGCAAGGAATATGACGTGTAGGCAACATGCGTGCTATGCTTTTGGGGCTTTCGCGAAGCACGCTGGCCAGCGTTACAACTAGACAGTGGCAGGCACTGTCTTGCAGACCAATCGAGGCTATGGGCCTACCCATAGTTAAATGTCGTACACAGGCGGATTGAAGCCCCGCCTCGACGCCTCGATGTCTAGCCCTTGTAGCCCAACCGGCAGAGGCAAGCGACTTAAAATCGCTCCAGTGTGGGTTCGACTCCCACCGAGGGTATCGTGCTAAGCTGCATCTACGTTCACCCCACATGGGGCGCATGACACCCACCTACGGAACGGGAGGTGGACCATGGAGAGCGCCATGAACACTCTGTTGCTCGTGAAGCAGCAGCTTGAAAAAGCTGCCCGTCTTCGCAAGGCTCAGTTGGCCTCATTGCACGGCCATCGCTATTGCGTGGCTTAAGCTCATCGGCCCGCTACGGCGGGCCTTTTTATTTGCCTTCTCTTTTGTGGATGTAAGCCTTAAGCTCTCTTAAATAGTTCCTCAACATTGCAGCCTGTTGCAAATGCCAAGGGTCACGATATTGGAAATACAGGCCCATGTGATTATCAATGGCCTTCAAAATATTATGAATGGGCGCGTTCCATGGCTCCCTGATCGGCGTGTTAAACGTCCGACGCTCGTCCATGGCCCAGGCCAAAATAGTTTTGTATACAATCTAACGCCACTGGCATAAAATTATTAACTTCCACGCATGCATTGAAATATCTTTTGTCCACGCTTCCATCATCATGCCGAATTAAATGGCAATGCAAATGGCCATGCACATTACCAATGTATCGTCCAGTTAAATTAGCGGGATGCACTGGAATGTGCGTATAAATTAAGCCATCACGAAAGAATGCCCCTCGGATGTCATGGAAATATTTTGCATAATCTTGAAACTTAAAAATATCATGATTCCCGCGAACTAGCACTTTACTACCGTTTAGACGGTCTAAAACATGCAAGCCAGATCGTGGGATGGCCACGTCTCCCAACACGTACACTCTATCCTTCGCGTGGACAATATTGTTCCAACGCTCTACGAGCGTTTCATGCATTTCTTCCAATGAGACAAAAGGACGCAGCCGTTCTCCGTCTGGACGCATAAATTCCAGAATCTTGGCATGGCCAAAGTGCGTATCGCTTGTGACGAAGGCGCTCATTAGAAACAATTAATAATGGAAAGGCCGGGAATTGCACCCGGCTCTTCTAGGTTATTTGCCTAGCGCTGTCTTAGCTTCCCAAGCCAGGAAAGGCGCTCCACTACCAACGGTGGACCTCAGAACTGGCATGGCTCAATATTAACAGTGTTTCACCGCCCGTAAGAAGGCAGATCATTGTTTGCTGCCTCAAAGAACGCCGGCATCCGACTGCGAGCCGTGTCGTTCAGTTCCTCAGCCCTGCCCTTCTCAAACAAATTGTCACTTTGACGCAACCAAAAGTCTTTGTCCAACCATTTGTTGCTATGGGCACCAAGCTGATCAAAGGCCCACAATGCAGTGGCCCGGCGCAGTTTGTTCAGGCTCTGCCCAGCAGTTTCGCCAAGCTCCCGAGCAATCAGACTATGCACGCCAACGTGCGTAATCTCATCCCGACTAATATCAGCAGCCACAGTACGAATGCCAATATCGCCGTTGAAACGGAAAAATGGCAAAACGACAAAGAAAATGCTGCGCTCCAAAATGGCAGCTTTCAAAATGGGATGGGCAGGATGCTCTTGCCATGCTTTCAGGATGTTCAGGGCTTCTTTCTCAGCTTTTTCATTCGTGCCATGGGCAGCCGTCACATAGTTCAGCGCCTCATCATGACGCTGCTCATCCTGCTGGTTATGACGCAGCGCCTCAACAATGCCAGGCGTAGAAGGAAGCTCTTTCTGCAGCCCCTGCTCCAGAAAGTCCTTCACAGGCAGTTCCAAATGGCGCAACGCAAGAAGCGAGAAAATCGTATCCTCGCCGCCTTCTTGCAACTTGCCTTTGCTCACAGGCACGGCCTGCCAAGGCCGTTTCTTGGCAATCATGGAAAGATAGGGGCCTTCATTTTCAACGGAAAGATCGGGGCTCTTGGTCTCGGCAATCATTGTCGTACTATTATGCGATGGTGTGAGGAGCAGAAAGGGGGCGCAAGCCCCCTTTTTCTTTGTTATTCAGCGCATGCAGCGCAGAATCCAGCCTCTAAAGAACAAGATGCAGAAGAGCTATCAGCTTCAGACTCATCGTCTAAGCCAAACATGCTCTTAAAATCGTCGTCCAATGCAGCATATGCATCATCCTTCCGTTGAGTGTCCGGAAGAACTTGCAGGCTGTAATAGAGGCTTGTCTGAGGAGATTCTAGCCAATCCTTCAGGAAGGCTTCGTCATAAACAACCACATCGCTCCACGAATTGAACGAATAGCCATGGAGCAATCCGCTCGCTTGATACATGCGAATAAGCTCGTCTGTAACAAGCTTGTAAGCGTCCCAGCCCACCTCTGCTGCAGTCTCCACGGGACCATAATCAAAGCTTTCCACGCCAAACGTGCCACTGTCCCTATCTACTTCCCGAGCAATGGGAGGGGCAATCTCGGGCGTGGTTGTAAAGCCACGAAGATCCTGATAGCGATAGGAACACGATGCAGTGGGAGCAATGGCAAAGGCACGGTCCATTCCAGCCTCACGCGCAATGTCAGCCGCAGCATGAATGCCTTGGTGAATGGCAAACACAGCATTTCCCACTGGTTTGTCCATCACTTCATACCAATCTTCTGGATCTTCCTGATTAAACGCCTTTAGCGCTTTGCCAAATTCGGCATAGCTAATTTCATGAATGCTCAAGAAATTAGCCAGACCTAACAGGCCAAGCCCCACTTGCTTGTCAACAATGGGAGGAAGATATTCACCAGTGTCGCCAACGCCTGTTTGAGCATGAAGCTCGCACAATTGCGTCATGCCTTCAATAAAAGCCCCTTTAATTTCATCAATGCTGCATGCGCCAAGATTAATGTGCTGCAATAAGCAAGTGCCACGATGCGGAAGATAAACTTCCAGGCAGACATTCGCTCTGATGCGCTCGCCTTTGTCGTTGTAGCGAATTTTATTGAGCCAGAGGTCGCCAGCAGAGATGGCACGAAGAGCGGCATTAATCAGCTCAGGCGAAGCCTTGTCCAGAAACTGCTCGTCCACATTAAGGCAACGCTTCGTCCAGGGCAGGTCCTGTCTGGAAACATTGACAAATTCCATGGCGTCAGGGTGGGTGTAGTCCAAATGCAGGACCACAGCTCCATTTTTGTATAAACCACCACGCCTCAGAATTTCATTGAGCGTCGAATAGATTTTGCCGAAGCTAATAGGCCCGCTAGCAACCAAGCCCTTGCCATTTTCTTCGCCCCTGGGGCGAAGCTCAGAAAGATGCACCGCCACTCCTGCACCATTACGCAGGCCATGGCTAACAAAGCGCCAAGACGCTTCAATGCCGTCTTCTCCTTCCATTGAATCTTGCACGTTAAAGACCGTGCAGCTAACCGGCAGCCGTCCATTCGGGCTTTCCATCCAGCTTTGCACCCTACCAGTGCGGGCAATTTTGTCAACCATTGGTTCCAGAGACAAGAAAGGGCCTTACGGCCCCAAAACTTACAACAGGCAGGCTAGCCAATTTTCCCCATGCAGGAATGGAAAACTTCCTTTAATCGCATAGCCCCTCCGGGTCTTCCACTGCCAGCAGATCATTGAAAAATAATTTCGCCTCATTGGACGTGCGGAAATAAAGAGGCTTACCATCTACTGCTGCAAACCATTGAAATTCTGGCCTACTAAAACAAGGCCAAAGTTTATAGGGGCCAATGTTAAATGGTTGACGTTCTGGCAGGCCCCACATAATTAATTAGCGGCGATCATTTCAGGCTAGTCACTATCAACAATTTGACTGGTAGTTTTTAATACATTCTTCTTCATTGCCTGACAAAACAGAAGACATCCTTAAGAAACGGGCAATTTTTCCATGGTTTTCGGGGCCTTTTAGGCCCCTTTCTAGTGGTAGCAAGGGAAGTGAGCCTCTTGACAAAGCTTGACAGAGCATTTACGATATGCGTAAGCGCAGCAGCGTCTAAATTTTGCCCCTCCAGAGCAATTAGACGCTCCTCGCTAGCCTCTCCCGAGCACCTTCCCCTCCAACGAAGCGCCTAAAGCGCGGAGTGACGGGCTAAAAAGGCTAGACAAGCCACGGTGCTCTTGACAATGCGGAGTCCCCAAAGGACGGAGCTACTGACGAGTGGCGAAATACAAAAAGGCTGGACCAGCTCCTAAGTAATGGTCTTGGGAAACTATGCTCAGCAGCCAGAACGGGCTGTTTTTTTAAGAAAAAGCAATATTGTCTAGAACAGCGGCCCTTTGTGGGCCGCTTTAAGCAATAGACGATGCAAAGGGAAATGCGCGAATTTAGAAAATGCCAGCTTCCTAGTGCATCATTACGGCGCTTTAGGCGCCTCCATTAGAGGAGAAGGAGGAGAACGCTTCAAGCTGCGCCCTTCGGGCTTGCTTTCAGCGTGTGCCAACTAGGTTTTTGCTAGTTAAGATTTGTGACAATTGCTTGCCTCGCATGGAAGCCCAGCAAAAACAATGTACTAAATGCGGAATTGTCAAAAAGTTTGACAGTTTTTCAAGAAACAACTATCACAAAGATGGATTGCAGTCCTATTGCAAACAATGTGGGCACGCAATGAAAGAAAAATACTCCAAAAATAATCCGATAATGGTGCAAACCAATGGCATGCTTAACGATGCCCGTAAAAGAGCCAAGACTAAAAATATTCCTTTTGACATTGACATTAATTATGTGCGCTCTCTGGTTGTTCCTTATTGTCCAGTGTTTTCAACTATGCCTCTTGAATGGTCTTCTCGACGCAGCAGTAAAACTGGTCCCCTTCCCAATAGCCCCTCCCTAGATCGCATTGATCCAACCAAAGGCTACGTAAAAGGAAATGTATGGATAATTAGTAGCAAAGCAAATACTTTCAAAAGCTACGCTACGCACGAAGAATTAAAAATTCTCGCTGAAGCCGTGGGACGCGCTATTGTCGATTCTCTTGATTGGTAGGTAATTGTACTTATTGCTGGCCATTTTCGATCATTTTTGGTTGCACATTTGACGAGGTATGCCGCGCCCCCAAAACCGTAGGGAGGCTTTCTACTGCTCCCTACACTGGCGTTTGGCCCGTGTCTGTTCACGGTAAACAGTTGTAACGTATTGAAATAATCCCGACCTGGCAGGTCGGTGTTTCTCTGATGTGGCGATGCTCCCCATTTTCAGCCTCCCATTGCACCGCAGCTCGAAATGGCCCCCTAGAAGCCCCGCCACCCTATCCTATGGGCAGGCTATGGGGGAAGATAGCCAGACAGAAAGAAGGGGCCCTATAGGGGCCCCTAGGCTAGTCTGCTGTTTCTTTATAGTTTCTGAGCTGATCTTCTAGGTCTAGTATAGTTTGGCGGATGGAATGGGCTTGGCTGATTGTTGCATCTTCTAGGCTATCTTCTAGCGTTGTGATGAAACTTTCCGCATCTTCTACAGTGTAGAAAGTCTCGGGAGAATAGCCCACGCCATACTCGTCTATGGCGAAAGTTTCAAACTTTATCATCACTGAGCCTCCGAAAGTTGCGCTTCAGCTTTACGCTTACCAACGCCGTGGGCTAAGAAAGCAATGGCTACTTTCTTCCCCCGTCTGTGACATAGCATGCAATCGTTGCAGGTTACAGTGTCACTACGTTGTGCGGGACAAACTAGAACAATGTTCCCATCGTTTGTTCTCCATTGTGTGCGTTGTTCGTCAGACTTTGCCACTACAACAGCGGGAAGATCTGCCGCAATGGCTGCATCAACTTGTACTTCACTTTCGCAGCTCACGTTGATAGTGAAGCCCGCACGGTTAGCCTTTCTAATTAAGGAAAGATTCTCACCTAGTGTGATGTTGTGGTGAGAATAGGTGTAGGCTTTAAGATGCGAGACTGCCTTTATCATCTTCCGGATGAAAGTTTCTGAAATCTTGCCATTATTATGCGGAAGATCCCCCGCCTGATTGTGACGAAAGGCTGAACCTGCGGGAAGTTCTTCTAACTTTGAGAGGAAAGTTTGAAAGTTTGTGCCACGTTCGCCGCTTGTAACTTTCAGCCAGTGTAGATTAAGCGGCCCGGACTGAGCGTAGCATCCCCCGCCATTCTCGGGCAGAAAAGGACACGATGGAGCGCAAGTGGACTTTGAAGATGTAGAGACTGCCATTGGGCCAGTCTTAGCATTGTTGCTTTTTACGGAAAGATGAAAGGAAAGGGCAGAAAGTTGCATGGTTGAAAGGAAAGAAAGGAAAGGAAAGGAAAGAAAGACTAAGAAAGAATCAACGTTCGCCGGGAAGTTTGGCGGACGTTACAACAACTGCAGAAAGTTTGCGGCCCCATTGTTTCGCCATGGCGAAAGTTTCGGCGTCTGAACTTTCTTCTATGAACTGCCGATACGTTGCATCGGGCATCGTTTCTGCGTCCACCAGATAGCATGTAGCAGCATCTAGGACAGTGCCGGTAGAGTCAACAATCAAGCAGCCATCTAGCGGGCTGCGGGTGAAAGAATAGGCCATGGGTGAAAGTTGCGGAGGGTGGCGGCTGGCGAGTCGCCTCGCTTGCCGTTGGTAGAAGTATGGGCCCAAACTGGCCCACAATCCAGGAAGTTAGGACACTCCCATAGGTGGCACAATCTCCGGGAGGCTATGGCGGTTTGTGTGGTTGGTGCGTTGTCCGGGAACCTACAGGATCGGCACCATAGAAGAAAGAAAGAACGCGCGCGTGCGCGGATACCATGGCACCCCCCGAACGGTCAACCACTAGCGCAACATTTGGCAACATTTGGCGCCCATACCACGAGACCGGCGAGACTACGGCGTCGCGTTACATTCTGAAATATTTATATTTAGCGCGAAACAGTAGGCTACATCCTGCCGAGTGGCAGTTAGCTACATTTAGTGGCGCAAGATGCAACGATGAGAATATTTTATCGCGTGCAATTCTTTACATCAACTGCGCTTATCAGATAAGCGGAGCTGATGGGAGGGCCGGGGAATGATCAGGATGCCTGATATGATAAGGGATGCTGATGGATCGGCCCGGAATGATCAGCTCAGCTTATCAATGGCCAAAAGTAGTACAAATGTACTACCCGGTGAAAATGAGAATCATTATCAACAAGGCGGCGGGAAAATCGGGCAGGGAGCCTGATACGCAGCCAGCCGGACCCTAGATACGAACCTAGCCGGGTCTTATACGATGCCAGCCGGGTCTTATACATTTTCAGCCGGGTCTCACCAACCATGGCCATCAAAGGCCGCCTGAATGGCGGCCTCTTCACTTTCAAACGGTCCCCCAATGATGGAATCATCGCTATCGGAATAGAAATACCACCCTTCGATTAATTCAGTGCCTTTGCAGCAATCTTCGCTAAAGAAATCAATGAGAATCATGATTAACGTTTCTTGAATTTAGAAAGATGAAGGTTCCACATGCCTGCACTCATGCTGCCAGGCCGATATAGCACATAGCAAGGCTTTTGCAGAACCATTCCACCTTCGCCATCGGGCTCTGGTTCGGCTTCATCTAACCACATGCCCTTACATTCATTGTTTTCATCAAAGATGCCTATTTGATAGTCCCCATCTTCCATACACACGCGAACGTGCATAATTAGTTCTTTGAGGCGGGCCGCTTGGTAGCGGCCCTGTGTGGCGGGCCAATACGGGCCGTTTTCGCTGTAGTTGCAAACATAATGCATAATCAATCCTCAGAAACAATGCGAAAATCAGGGTCGTTGTCTTTCTTTATCCATCGACATTGATTCATGCCAGGAATGACAATGAAAAGCTTGTCGTGATGGTTTTGCTCAACAATGGCAGTGGTGAGGGCCTTGCCGATACGGCTGCGGCCCTTGCTGCTGATTGCGAGGATGTTAACGGTTTCCATTGGCCTCCTCCTGTGCTTTCCATTGCTTTTCCATCCAACGCTGGCGATCATCGGGGCTTTCAAAGAGAGCCACGGGCTCTTCGCTGCTGGTCTTGGTGCAGAAGAAGCGCTGCGTGATGATGCGGCCAGAGTGGGCATCACGGAAGTCTGCAGTCCAGAGCCAGAAGCCAAGGTGAGCTGCAACCAGCTTCACGCGGCGTTCGATGTTGCGCGAAGTGTCGTGGCGCCACCACTGGCCTTGAGTGGGGCGGAAGCTGTCGAGGGTGAAGAAGAGAACGGGAGCAGTCATGGTTTCGAAGGAGGACGGGCCTCGCGGCCCTGTACGAAATAGAAATTAGTTCATTTCCAGGAGGCTGTCAAGCCTTGTTGCGTTTCTTCACAAACGCCCTTGGCATGGTTCATGATCCAGCCCCTGTAATGCGGCGCTGAGCGATCCACGCTGATGAGCCCCTTGACTTCTAGAGCCTCTAGGGCATTGAGATAGAGGGGAAGATTGGAGCCTGCTAGGGGAAGCTTAGGTACAAAGCAGGGAGCGTGCTTGTGGCGTTTCTTATGGGCCAGGAAATAAGAAAACAGATTGCGTTGGTTGATGGAAAGGCCATGAGCTTGCATGGTCATGCTCCTTGGGCGTCGATGCCTTCAACGATGCGGCCTGCATAGTCGCGAACGGCATAGAGGCAGGAGAAGGCTTCATTGCGTTGATCACGGGCCTCATAGTATGCATCAGGCCCTTGGGGGTAAAAGTCGCGGCCATTGAGCGTGGCTTCGCTAAGTGCGTCGATGGCATCCTGCACTGCGTAGTAAAGCTTCTCGTATTCAAGGCGGAGCGTTGTGGCTCCAGTGCCGTTGAGATGGACGGTGGGGATGTGGGGGACGATGGAGGCGGGCATGATCAGGAGATGCGACGGTAAGCGAAGGTGACGTTACGGATGGAGGGGTTGATGTCTTGCCAGGAGGAGAGGTAGTAGGCAGAGGCAGGCACCACCCAGATGCCGAAGTTATTGACAGGCGGGAGGTCGTGGAATTTGGTGAGCAGGGCAGTGGTTTCTTTGGTGCAATGCTCAGCCACAGTGCCGTCTTGGAAATGGAGCATTTCTTTGACGATGAAGCGGCCAGAGGGGCCACTGTGCTGGCTCATATTGATGGAGGTCATGGAAGGAGGGCGTGTACGAAATAGAAATTAGCTGGAAAGCGGGGGCTTGCGCCCCCTTGTTTATAAAACGAAACAATTAGTCCAGGATGGTGGCCTGGATGCCCATGGCCTTGGCTTTCTTCCACAGGGCACGAGCCTGATCCACGTCATCAATGCGGATGCACCACAGATCGCGGCCCCAGTTGTGATAGTTCTGCTTCACGCCATTGATAGTGGAAGAATCGTTAGTCCAGGTGCGGCAACGGAGCGAAGCCTGGTAGAACTTGCCACGAAACATTTCCACATCCAGCACAACGTCTTTATTGGAGCCGATGAAGTCGCGGAGCTGGAGGGTGCCAGTGCCCTGGCAGGCGAAGCAGTCGCCGTTGGCAATGTGGCTGTAGTGGGGAAGCTTGCCGGTGCCGCCGCAATTGGGACATTGGCAGGAGGCGGTGAAGACTTTGGCGGTCATGGCTTGGAGAGCAGTGGGACTCGCGCCCCTCAACGAAACTAAAGTTAGTTCATGACAAAGGGGGCTGTAAAGCCCCCTGACCATCAGCATGGCTTATCAAGCCAGCGCCAAGGCATGAGCGCGGGTGATCGTGGCGCCAGCACTACCCCAGTAGAGGCTTTCCAAGCGCTGGCGAGCGGCTTCCGTAGAATCCTTAGCGCGGCCTGCATCGTGAGTGAAATACTCCGTGATGGCCTGATAGGCGCCCCACATGGTCCCTTCCACACCAGGGATGTTGAAGCCAATACCTTCACCAGCGAATTTGTTGGCCACGCTGTCCCATGCAGCAAGATCTTCCAGCTTCTTGGGGCGGGCGGTGGTGGTGTCGCCACGCTTGTCGTTGGTCATGCCCGCAAGCTGATCAGTAAACACTTCCTCGCAATAGGCCCGGAACTGAGCAGCAGTGCAGGGCTTGCTAGCCATGGCCTTCAGTTCTTCCATGCCGCCGGTGAACTGCTGGCGTTGCATGTCGATGAGCTGAGGAAGCTTGCTGATAAGCGTGTTGGCGTTGGTGGTGTGGCGAATGGCAAATTTCTTCGCCTTGCTACCAGCAGCAGCACGACCAAGGGCAGCCGAGAGCGTGTTCTGGCAAACAACGCGCACGGGGCTGAACATAACTTGGAAGGCAACGGTGCCGTCGTGGCTGGTGCAGCCAACGAGATATTGGTGAACAGTGTCGCCCTTCACCACCTCACCTTCCGCATTGTTCACCTTTGCAGTGAATGCCACGCGGCGACCCTCTGCCAGCACCACCACTGCATCCATCGTGGCATCTTCGTGCAGGGCCTCTGCAATGCGGATGAGCTGTTCGTTCTGAACGATGCTGTAGGAGTCTTTCTGAATGGAGAGGACGGTGCCGTTGTCAGCGCGGGTGATGGCCTTGTGGCCGGGAATTTCCAGCATGTCGCTGGTGAAGATGGGCGAGGCTTTCACTTGCCAATCAGCATTGGCCATTTTGAAAGCTTCACGGGCGAGGAGGGTGCCGTCGAGGACAGTGCCCAGTTTGTGCCAGGCGGCTTGGCCGTGGAAGAAAGCGCCGGAGGTGAATTGGTGGCTCATGGTTTTGAAGAGAGGATGAGGCGGAGGTGCCGCTTGAAAAAGAAATTAGATGGAAGCGAGCAGAGCGTCAAGCCTTTTGGCCATCAGCGCTGCTTATGGTTCAGAAGATTACAGTTTGGCCATTGGCCGTGATCTTAGTCACGCGCTCGCAATCAAAGCTGCGCCAAGCGCCTTGACCTTCGTTGCGGGCGATGGAGAAATCGCGGCAGCGGATGATGGAGGGCTTGGTGCTGGGCTTGCCAGTTCCTTTGATCTCCTTACTGTCGCGAGGGTTGAAGCGAAGCGTGCGGACGGAGCCGTCTTGCTTAACAAAGCTCACGCCAACGATGGAGGGGCCAGCGTTGAAGATGAACTGGCGGATGAAGGAGGTTTTGTCCATGGTTAAGAAGAGAGAGGGCCTCGCGGCTTGAGCTAATAGTACGAAAAAAGGGGCCTGATGGCCCCTTCTGTAACAAAAAGAAACAAAAGGCTGGGGACTTACGAGCATGCGCTTGATGCAGGGTCAATCGCGGGATGAAGCCGCTGGAACTCCCTGCACTGTTCGATGACACCCTTGGTTACAAAACAGAGGCTAGATTATCAATTGACGCCAATCAATTGTTTTTCCCCACCACTTAGCCCAAGCAGTGGCCAGCATGTTTAGGGAGCGCAATGTGGAACCACATGCAAATTCCGCTCTGCCCCATTAATTACAACGTGCGCCAGATTTCGTCTTTCATTGCATCAGCAAGCGTGCGGACAAAATCTTTCGTGCGCTTATGCTTCTTTCCTTCCATTGCTTTTACAAATTCCTTTGGAGAAAGTTGCTCGGGGGCTTTAGCCATGTGCTCCAGGAGAACGGAGCGTGCAATGGCACGATCAGCAGTGTTGTAGGAAGTAAGTTTAAAACCAACCGTGTCCGTAACCATGCGGGAAATGGCACGTTGCGTGTTGGTGAGAAAAGGAGTTTGCGTCATGGTTTGAGCTGTCGCCAGCAGTGAACAGAGGAAGTATGAAGGAGGAAAAGCCCCCTGTCAAGGGGGCTGTCAGGAAAGCTTGACTAAGGCTTGATGCTCACGGGAAAACCGTTAGCAATGCGGCAGTAGCGCTCAGGGTGAAGCTTCAGGCACTTAGCCAGCCCCTGATGATCAGCAGCCGGATCTGGCGCCTTCATGATTGCCATGGCAGCAGCCGAGAAGACGATGGTGGTGAGAAAAAACGAAGCGAAGTCTTTCATGGTTTAAAGGCGAGAAAGGCAGATGCGGGCAACGCCCTGGCCGGGGGAAGCAATGCGAGAGAAGCTTCCGTAGGACAAATCAAGGATGCGTCCGCCAGAGTATGGGCCGCGATCATTAATTGTCACCACTACGGTCTTGCCATTGTCACGATTCTTCACTTGCACTTTGGTGCCCATAGGAAGCGAGGGGTGGGCAGCAGTGAGACCGTAGGCATTGAAGCGAGCGCCGCTGGCAGTGGTTTGGCCGTGATAGCCATCGCCAATGCCATAGTGACTGGCTTGTCCGCACGACAAAGCCGCCGCTTGGACAGGAGCGCTGCCAAGCAGCAGAAGGGGGAAAATGAAACGTAGCATCAAAACAGAGAGAGTGGCTAGCGAGGAACGCAAGCATCGCTGCAGGCGTTCTGACTATTGTGACACGCTTGTCAAGCTCCCTGTGAAC